CCCGGGAAGCTTATGCTTCTGGACTGAATGAACGGAGGTTCATTACAGTAGTGGTGTTCCACCACTCCCAAAACCCAGGCCGGTGCAAACCGACCTGTTCGACCGAGGCGTCCCAAAACGGACTAACCCTCAGTCTCGTACGATAGCGACCACTCTCACCTTGTTTAAGGGCAATTGTGATCTTGCTATCTTCGATGTAGCCACCTAAGAAAGCCATGTACAATCCACTAGGGTTGTACCTAAGGCGAAGAAGTTGACGAAACTTCTTCGTGGCGGTTATTCTCTCGTCATTAAAGGTTAGGTAGTGAGGATGTGGTTCGTAGCATTTGTATAGATAACTATACGTATGTTTATTGAACGCACACCAACCCCACGCAGACCTCATTGACCAGGGAACTCGTATGCCGGAGTCAACAGGAGCACAAGGCGGCACTGCCAAGAGCCGCACTGAGTCCTGAAGATATCCGACACACCGCGGTAGGGTTATACCCCACCGCGCCGACCATTCATTCAAAAGGTTTATTGCTACATACCGAGATTGTAGTGTATCAAGACGTTTGATATATACGCCTCGAACGTTATGACCACGAAAGTAGTCACCACCACATGATTCTCGGAACCGACCATACACATTAGTGTATGACTTATTGCTGTTAACACGAAAGCCCAAAAGATGTAAGAGGCGGATAACACGGTGAGTCCAAGAAGTTGGACAAACAATGTCATCGCCAAACACACCCCACCGGGCCCCGTGAGCGCTCGCCCTCCCGGAGTCATCACCGAGAGAACGAGCAACAGCTCTAACGACACAGCTAAAGATAGCAGTTTGCAGCGGGAACGTAAAACCGTTACCCATTGTACTGACCATCTCAAGCTCGACTGTTTTACCGCGAATCTTAGTGCTAGGTGTACGGTACATCTCAAGGAGGTTATTAAACCAATCAGGAAATGCAAGGTCACAAAGTCCAAGACTAACGGAGTCGGAAGCACTCTCAAGATCAATTGTTGAGATTGACCCATCAATACTCCCACGTCTAGCCAGTCGCACGTTTCGTCTAGCCTGCACTCTTAAGTCAATACCAAAACACGACTTCAACCGAGAGCTTAGGATTTCACCTAAGCCCAGCTGAAAGAACATGTTGAGGGACGGCTCAGTGCAGATAGACCTCGTTTGTGTCAGGTCCTTTTGTACAAAAGTGACAATCGACTCACGAACAATGTCGGGCAGTCCATACGTGATTAGGCGGTTAAACTCCGCGTCACGCCAAATGGGCTGCTGTGCACAAAGTTCGGCGTACTGATAGTACACCTCGAAGGACGTAGATGTCAGTTTGGACGAGAACAACTTTGAATAAAGGTCGCTCCCGTTTGCACCCAAACTAGCACCCGGCCCACAACGCCCACTGCTGAAAATATCAGCAATAGAATCAACTAAAAGTTGACCCCCAGGGTGAAGAAAGTCGTGAACCTCCGCAAGGAAGGTTCCGTACAACTCCTCATCCCAGGACGAAGTGAGCTCCAGACGCCAATTCTTGCAGAGGTCATTAGACCGCAAGAACTTTGCTTCGGCCACAGCATCGGCATCCACACTAACCCGGTCACGATATTTCTTCGTGAGCGAGCGTGTGAGTGCTAACGCTGCGACCGGCGCGACGTCGGCCGTTTCCGAGTCATTCGCCTTTTCGGCGAGCGACTCAATGAACGCCACAATCTCTCCAGACACCGGCATTCTGCCGCATCCAGAGAAGTCGCCAGTTCCGAGTATAGACCCGGATTGTTGGCTTTCACTAGAAGCATCAGATACCGAACAACTCGTTGTGCAAGAACAGGGCTCGCCTTTCCCAGCTCTATGTCGCCGTTCAGCGACACAGGTGCATAAGGAAGGAGATCCATAAGTTCTCGTTTGCGACGTTTGATCGGCGTCGGTGTTGAAGATTTTGAAGTATTCATACAGGTCCTCGAGTAAGTATTGAGAAAGAGCAGTGATCGATGGGATCACGTTCGAACCCCTTGCCGACCATAAAATGGATCGGCTCTACATGATCAAGCAAACCCTACGGGTAACAAGACGGCACGCGAGCTTTATAGTCCGCGATTAAAACTACTAGATCGTAGTTTGCCGGTTGAGTACTTAAAGGAGTGCATTGATCAAGGTGTCACCAAGACCTGCACTCTGCTGACTCAGAGAGCCAATAAGCAGAGACAGGGCTGCGCGGATGTCTTCCGGTTCCTGCAGATCAGCGCCAGCTGCGACTGAAAGGTCGCAACGAAGCACATTGACCTGCGGGTTCTGAGAAGGCCCCGGTGAAGCGCCCTTACGGACGATCACCGAGTACACATTGCGCGGCGAGTTCGCCATTACACCCGTTACCGGATTCGGCACCGGCGCCGACCGAATTTGATTCGGTCGAGCGAAAGTGATCGTAAACGGCTTCGAAGCGCCATGCACATCGACGTTGGTCTGCGTCCCGCCTAAAGCGGTAACAGCCCATTGTTTCGAATATGCATTTGGCGGTGTATCGGCAACAACCGTGTAGGTTGGGGAAGTAAGGCCAGTCTGGGCAGTGCCCGTAACTGGTGAAGTCAATGCGACAGTCATTTCTGTCCTCGTTAAGTTATTGACGCAACCTTGCTAAGGCTGCAATATTCAGCCACTTAGTATTGCTACCAGGAAGTCTAAACGCGAAATCTCCGAAACCAAAGGAGACGTCGTTCAAGATATCCCGGTTGTAGATACTACGTTGGCCGACCATTCCGCCGCCGGTGGCGAATCCATTGAAGTCCTTAAAGCTTAAGCCAAAGCTGCTAACTACTTGGTTACGAGGCCATTCCAGATTAGAGATAATCTGTTCTGATCTCCTCCAAGTGTTCCTGCTGCCATAGCGAAGGCTTATAGTCCCCGTGGAAACGCCGTCAATCACTTTCCCCACATTGGAGAAGTAATCGACGAGAAACGAGTACGGAATCAACTCCCAGACCGTCGGGAGCACATTAGACCAACTAAGGCCTAACTGCTCCGGAAACGGGGGTGGATTGTTTTCCGCACCAATGGCCCCTTTGAGTTTTACCTCGCAACGGGAACGAATGGTGCTTGTGTAATTACACAAAGCTGCTCCATTCCCGGTATACGTGGTACGAGTAGACACATTACTATGAATACTGGTGGCGCTACAAGAAATCTGCTGGAAGACCTTATAAGGGTCTGCAGTAGCTAACCTGCACGCGTCCTCAATATCATTTATAAGAGGTGCCCAACCAAACACATATTCGAGCCATGTATCCTGTATGGTACGCTTGCGGTTCTTAGACTTACGGAGCCGTTTCTTTACGGAGCCGTAGTAACTATTGATACCGTTTCGCAGTGCCTGAGCAGGATGCCGAATCATTTGGACAGTTTCCGCTAACTCGCCGAGGAAGACACCAGCTTGAAACTGGGTTCTCCTCTGGCGATATTTAGCGATAAACTTTCCCCGCGCGGATGCATCCGTCACAGAGGTAGGTATAGAAGCAGGGTGTACGAGAGATAATCCCCAGCCGAGATCTAAACGGCCGAGGCTCTCCCACCTAACTTCAACACCAGATATCCGGTTCTTCCCGTAGCAATAGACATGAGCATTAGCACGTTCCATTAACTGAAAGTCGCAGCTATATACGGTAGTAGCATTTATGCCTTGCCGTATACGCTGACGCCAATCAGGCATGGAGGTGCCTACGCGACTGTCCACCCAAGTCGTCTTGAAAAGATACTTTTCTTGATAAAATGAGTGATCTGAGCCCCACACTGTTAAGGTGTAAGGTTCAGAGAAGCTTTGGTTATCGCCGGACATCTTTCTCTCCGATGGGATGAGCTTGCGCTCAGAAGAGGTTAACTTACGTCAACCTATTGCCATTTGGCAAAGGCGGGTACAAG